AGATTTACTATGCCCAATGGTTCAACTGAAACAGTTAAGTTTGATGGTCTAACGTCTAGATGTTATCAGCATGAGCTTGATCATCTAGATGGTAAGGTGCATTTAGATATGGCTAATCAGTATCATAAAGATCAGGCATTCAAAATGCAAAAGGCTCATGATAGAATCCTTAAAAGAACAGCGGTGAGGTAATAATGCATACGTGTGAAAAAGATTGTGATCGTCCTTGTGCGAAAACTAAGGTTAGAGAAATCTTTTTTTCTCAGAAAGACTCTCGTGCATCTGAGATTATGGGACACTTTGTTGATAAGTCTAATTATGATACATTGATCACAGAAGATACGGACGTTTATGGTCCATCTGTTGACGGTAAGAATAATGAAGAGAATATTATTCTTAAGTTCCGTAAGAATGTATTTACTCAGGAAGAACAAGACCTAGTGTATGAAGGTCTTATCAATGCTGCTGGTGAAACACAAAACCGTGGTAAGGCTGCTGGTCCAAGAGGAGATATTCTTTCTGCTAGTGGTCGTGGTGGCCGTGAGTTTGTTACTCCATATCAGATGGCAGTTCTTGACTTTCTGTCTCGCACAGATAGCGGTGCAATGGAAACAGATACACTAGAAGATCTTAAAACAAAATATGCTAATGGTATAGCAAAAGAAGAAACACGTGGGGTTGTTTGGTTACGTAGTGAAGTCATGAAAGAACATGACCCCTACTTTGGTTGGTTCGATAACTGGGTTGCTGGATTACACAATCTTTCAGCAGAAGAAAAATATAATGCTGCTCAATATGTTCTTAACACTTATATTTCAGACACCAACTATGCTCAAACTGTTAAGTCTGGTGTTGCTGGATATTATAATAGATATCCTCGCATTCCTTATGGTCGCGCTGCAGCGTTCACTGAAAATAATCCAGAGCTGTTTGCTAAGTCATTCCCATTCCTACGCAAACTAAATCATTGTTTCAGTGAACTTCTTCCTAATCGTTGGGCTGCTCAACGTGCCTGTGCTGATAAACTAGATCCTCGGTTTGTTATTGATGATACAGTATTCACTACGCTTACTGTTAATCATAACTTCCGCACTGCTGCTCATCTTGACGCAGGTGACTTGGATAGTGGTTTCTCTAATCTATCAGCAGTAGGTAAGGGTTGGGAAGGCGCTGAACTGGTTCTTCCCGAGTATAGGGCTGCGGTTGATCTTCGTCAAGGTGATCTATTGCTTGTTGCTAATCATACTGCAATCCACGGCAATGTTGCTATTGAAGGTGAGAACCCTGACCGTATGAGCATTGTTGCTTACTTCCGTGAGGATATGCTTGGTCTTGGTTCTTGGGAGTATGAATCGCTACGCAAGCAATATGTTGATGAACGTCGTTTGAATAAAGATCATAGATTGTATCGTAAACTTTGGAATGGTGTCAGTCCTGGTATGTGGGATGAAGATGAATGGTTTGCTTATATGAAGAAGCATAACATTAAAGGTCCAAACGATAAGGATGAAGTTTCCACATTAGAATCATTTTTCTAATGTGTGGAGTGCTAGGAATAGCAATAAAGGACTTCAATGAGAAAGATTGTGATTTAGTTCGCAATCTTTTTCGTCAGTCAATGATCCGTGGTAAACATGCCACTGGTGTTTCTTATGTTAAGAACAATACAGTTCATACATTTAAGGAACCTGTTCCCGCTGATTTGTTTATTCAAAATCAAAATATAACAGACTGGGTAAATGAAGATGGAAATCTTTATTGTATCGCACACATACGTTACAGTACCTCTGATTTAAGATACAATCAGCCGTTTTCTACTGATACCTTAAGCATTGTCCACAATGGTGTAATCTCTCAAGAGTCTCCGGAATCTTGGGAAACAACTTATGGTTATAAAACTAAAACGGCAAACGATAGTGAATTGATACTTCACGCTACACTAAATAATGAAGTACCCTTACAGAAGTTTATTCCCTCCAGTATGGCAGTATGTACTCTTAACTCTGACAAGACTATAACTGCTTACCGGAATCAAGCCAGACCTTTATACTACTCTGTCAATGAGCGTAGTGTTGTCTTTACGTCAACGAAAAATATCGCTAAAAGATCAGGCTTGACTTCAATTCAAAAATCAAGTATGTTTACTGTATACTCAGTTCATGACTTCAAATTAGAAGAAATGTATGTCCCTTCGAATGTAAAGGATTTGCAATGAATTATAACAAAGATAGCTTCACTTGGGGTTATGAGATAGAGTGGGGTGATATTGATCGCACTAAGGAGATCCCTGCGCATCTCGGTTCTTGGGAGCATGCGGAAACGGATATTGTCAACCTATATGAACCCTACAAGTATATTGCTTGCGATCCACTTGGTCTAGAACCTCCTGTTGGTGGAGAAATTAATACTAAGCCAACAAAGAACTGGCAAGAGCAGGTTGCTCGGATTATGAACATCAAGGCACTGTTTGATAAGCCATCTGCATCATGCGTTAATCATGGCCACTTACACGTGTTTGTTCCTGGATTAAAGAATGATATTGATGCACTTAAGCGTCTTGTGAAATATATTAAAGACAATCAGGCTGATACCATTGAAGCTTGCTATCAGTTCTATAATGGCGCATCGATGAATAAAGCAAAGGGTGCTACCAACTATCTTAAGTTTGATGGTGGTAGACCAATGCCGGATTACATGTGCGATAACATTATCAATACAGCAGTGGACTTTGATCACTTTATCAAGCTACATGCTGCTGGTAAAGATGGTATCTCTATGGGTCGTCCCTTTAGGTTTGCTATCAATCTATATTGTATGAAACATACTGGCACTATCGAGTTCCGTTGCTTTAGATCTTCTGTTAACGAAGATGAGATCTGGTCACAGTTTGAGTTTGTTGAGAAATTTATCGATGCTGCTCTTAATGATGGACCAAGCGTTAAGGAAATTCTAAGAGACAATAAGTTTAAGTTTCCCACATTCCGTTGGGACATAAACGAATACATGGGTTGGGTTAATACCAAGTATGATAAGTCTCGTGGAGAAAAGAAACGAGAATACCATGATGTTGCGTAGCACAACTCGTGATGAGTTTGTTGCACATCTAACAGATCTCAAAGAAGATAGATTCGCAAAGAGATTCGTATCCAAGTGTGATATGATTAGAGCCTGGGACCGTTGTACTGGTCTCTGGGACAACAATGCTTTGGCAGGTGCAATTGTTGTTACTATATCAAAACGTAAACCTGCTGTTGCTAACTTACAACTGTTGCATACATTCTTTGCCCATCGTGGTAAGGGTGTTGCAACAAAACTATGTGAGCATGGGTTGAACTATGCTTTCATAAACGATGCTGAATACTTCCGCGTATCCTCAGAATTAGACTCTGTAAAGTTCTATGAGAAGTTTGGTTTTAAGATGTTGTGCAGTCAAAAAACAGCCCAATTAGCTATGTTTCAGCTGCACAGCCCTAAAATCCGAGAGAACGATATGGAAATAAATCCCTTTATCTTGAAGGAGTTACACCGAAAAGGTAAGGGAGGGTGTGTAGAAATATTTTAGTGTTGACTTATTGTTGAAAAGGTGGTATACTGGTTACTGTCTTGAGTATGACGCAAGCGCATTCACAAGACTTCATTTAAACAAGGAGAATTATTATGCTTATGCCCTACTTATCTAAAGAAGATTATATCAATAAAGTTCGTTTCATGACTGATCATGTTAAGAAACAAATTACAAAACCATCAGATCTTTCTGACGCACATCTTGATCATATTGTTCCTATTATTTTTGGCTATGAGAACGGTATTCTTCCGGAAGTTATGTCTCTTCCGGAAAATCTAATATATGTTGCAAGCTCCGATAATCTTAAAAAAAATCAAAGTCTTACCCAGGAATCAACCAATATTTTAATGAACTGGATTGAACAAAAAAAGATAGATAAAAAGTTCAAATTTTTTATTGACCAGGAAACCCATTATAAACAAGCAATGCTTAAATATGATTTTTCTGAGATGTATAAACAACTCGAAAAAAATGTCATGACGACCATCGAGAATCTTCCTTCTGATATAGCATATTCTTTTATTCCTGTTTTCTGTCAGCGTCGTTTCGATTTACGTTGGGAAAAAACTCGTAAGGCTCTTGGTCATATTGCACTTCCGACTCATCGTATGATGATTTGTGCAGTATACCCCGATGGTCACATTGTTCGAGAGGATGCTAATACTCGTACTTACATTTTTGAAAATGATCTTCAGTTCTCTGATTATGAAAAACCTACCACGTGGCATGTTACTTTCATTAAGGTTGAGAATGACAAACAAGCCGAACAGATTTATCATTCTATAGATTCCTCTGAAACTGCAGAAACCTTTGCAGAGAAAATTTCTGGTTATTTGAATTCTAAAAAATATAATGTAAACCTTCCTAATGTTTTCCAAAAAGGAGAAAGGGTTTATGATATTGCTGTTGTTGCAATTGACAATTATATTCCTCCAAATGAACGTGAACCAGTACAAATCCTAAAAACTAGCGATTTAGCAGTAAGAGCAAGTGAAACTGTAAAATGTTTGGATTACTTTATTGAAGAGTTTGTAATTCTTGGACAAATGCTTGGTAGTGAAAATATTCCTCGTGGTCTTTCTTCACCGCTTATGGGTATGTTAATTCGTTATTTGATGACCAACAAATCAAAAAATTGTGAATCAATTATTCGTACTGTTGTTAGGTTAAGTAAAACTAAATTATCTGTTTTTTCGCGTCCATATACGATTTGTGGAGAGGATTCTATCATTGAAAGAAATATTCTTATTATGCTTGATGAGATGAAAACTCCTGAAGAAACTGAGTTTGCTACCAACCATCATGTTCCTTATCGTACAACTACAACTCGCGCAATTCTTCCCACATACGCTACTAAGACAACCGCTAACACTGGTGATCGTCGTTTGTATTGTGGTTGGATTGCATATTGTATGGACAAATGTATTGCTGGAGAAAAAATCGATGAAGATATTCTTCTCGATGTAACTGGTGAAAAGGTTACTGATGACACCAAGACTTCTGTTCATCATAACCTGAAGTCTACAGCGGCTTCTGACCTCATGAACAGGTATGATGCATTCTGGAAAACACACTAAAGATTTTATAAATTGGTATCGCTGGTCACTTTCCATAAAGGATTGTGATCCAGCAATATCCATGACCAACTACTTGTTCCGTAGGTTCGAGCATAACAAAGAACAACAACTTTGGATTGCTTGGATCTACGGAACAACCTATCACCTTCCAACTACTTGGGTGATCTGGAATGAGTTCCCAGACATGGAGCTTGTTGGTGTTGATCGGTTACAGAAGTGGAACAATGATAACTACAAGAGGCTACGTTATCAGACAGACACTAAATGGAACAAGGGACACCTTCCTCAGCAATTCATATCATACAAGAACTGGGTTGGAGATCGTTCTCAGCAGGAATCTTTTTATAAAGGGTTTGTCGAAGGAAGTCCAAAACTAAATTTTAGAAATTTGTTTGAAGAAGTCAAAACGGAGTTCCATAAATTTGGTCGTTACTCAACTTGGTTTTATTTACAAACATTAAAACAGTGCTGCGGATTTCCTATTGAACCAGACAGTCTAATGCTTGAGGATTATAGTGGTTCTCGCTCTCATCGTAATGGTTTGTGTCTAGCTTTAGGTAAAGATGATTGGTATGATAAGAAGCTTGATGCTGAGGAACTGGCATATCTAGACGTACAGTCATATATGATTCTAGAAGAAGTTCGCAAAGAGTTTCCTAATACCGATTACTTTGACATGGAAACTTGTCTTTGTTCCTTTAAGAAATTATTTAGAAAAAGTCGTGGTAGATATCTAGGATACTATCTTGATCGTCAGGCTGAAGAAATTCAGCAGTGTGAGCAGGATGATTGGTTTGGTATTGATTGGAAACCACTTTGGGATTCTAGAAATGAAACCATAAATAATAAGCTGTTGACTAATAAGATAAATCATAGTAAGATGGCATTGTACCTTGACAATAATGTTCTAGATGCTACTGGATTATTTGAAAACAATAAAGTGGGTCTAGATTTTTTTATGGAGTGATCATGAAAGTAGTTGCGTTGATGGGAGAACCAGGGTGCGGCAAGTCCACCCTTATGCGTAGACTTATGACTCAGTGGAGATTTGATGCTACCACTCTTAAACAAGATTTCAAACTAGTTCCTTATCATTATAGAGGCTTTCCTAACGGAGACATTTATATCCTCGGTAAGTATGAGGAAGGTGAAGTCTTTGCTGGTACAGACCGTATGAGTATGGCTGTTCAGCCTGAAGCTATTAAGTTTCTTGATACGCTACCTGACACTGCTATCATTTTGTTTGAAGGCGACAGACTTTGCACCGCATCATTCCTAGAGAATTGTGCTAACAAGTTTGATACTAAAATCATTTACCTACAAACCGACAGAGATATTCGCAAAGAGCGTTATGCTGAGCGTGGTAGCAATCAAAATGAAACTTGGTTGGCTGGTAGAGAATCCAAGATTGGTAACATCCTTACCAACATGGAACTGATGTTCATTACTGAGAAGATGAAGAATAATAATATTGAAGAACAGAACATTGTTGTTGACTATATTAACACTTTGCTTTAGAATGGGGTTATGATGAAGAAGGTTGACGTTCCGGCATATAAGTATTATGAAGATATATCTTTAGAAGAGATCAAGAAATATATTGATGCTACCTACGGGCAGCATTACTCGCAGAATAAGTATCAAGCTACTGAATTTATTATTGATGGTGGCCATGGTACTGGTTTCTGTATCGGCAATGTTCTCAAGTATGCCCAACGTTATGGGCGTAAGGGTAGCAGAGAAGATTGGCGCAGTGATCTACTAAAGGTTATTCATTACGCAATTATTCAGTTACATGTGCATAATTTAGAAGATAAATCAGAAAGGTGATTTTATAATGGAAGTCAAGCTACCAGTTGAAGAACTACGAAAGCGTAAGCTCTTTATTGCCACTCCTATGTATGGTGGTATGTGTGCGGGCATGTTTGCTCGTAGCACTAACGATCTATCTGCTCTTGCTGTAAAATATGGCATTGAACTTCGTTACTACTATCTCTTTAATGAATCGCTAATCACTCGCGCTCGTAACTATTGCGTTGATGAGTTTATGCGTTCAGATGCCACTCATCTACTATTCATTGACTCTGACATTGGTTTCAATGCCAATGACGTAATCACGATGCTTGCGTTACAGTCAGATGAAAGTGAATACGATATTCTATGCGGTCCTTATCCTAAGAAGTGTATCTCTTGGGAAAAGATTAAGTTAGCTGTTGATAAGGGTATGGCTGATGACAATGTCAACAACCTAGAGAAGTATGTTGGCGATTATGTGTTCAATCCTGCTGGTGGTAAGACTGAAATTAAGATTGATGAACCTGCTGAGATCCTAGAGTCTGGCACTGGGTTTATGATGATTAGGAAGTCAGCACTAGAGAAGATGGGTAAGGAATATCCTGAACTAGTGTATAAGCCTGACCATGTACGCACCGCAGCTTTTGATGGTTCACGTCTTATCATGTGTCTGTTTGATGCTCTTATTGATAACAAGTATGCGCATCTTCGTACTGACATTAGGAAGTTCTATGATAAGAATCCTAATGCTTCGCAAGAAGATGTGTTGAAGTATGTTGATGATACCATGCATGATGCAGATGGTAAAGAATACTCTAATCGCTACCTGT